GTTTTCAATCACTTTATTATAATACGACAGGATATACAAATACAGCTATTGGTATTCAAGCACTTTATTCTAATACGACAGGATTTTATAATAATGCTTTTGGAAGAAAAGCTTTGTATTCTAATACATCAGGTTATTATAATAATGCTTTTGGTATTAATTCTTTATTTAGTAATACGACAGGATATTCTAATATAGCTTTTGGTATTAATTCATTATACAATAATACGATAGGAAATTCTAATAATTCTTTTGGGTATCAATCTTTATATAGTAATACAACAGGAAATTCTAATAATGCTTTTGGTACTAATTCTTTATTAAGTAATACGACAGGATATTCTAATAATGCTTTTGGTATTAATTCATTATACAATAATACGACAGGATATTCTAATAATGCTTTTGGTATTAATTCATTATATAATAATACAACAGGATATTATAATAATGCTTTTGGATATCAATCTTTATTTAGTAATACGACAGGGAATTATAATACCGCTTTTGGTTATAACTCAGGATACGTACAAACAACCGTTTCAAATAATGTTTTTTATGGGGCATATTCAGGAAGGTATGAAACTGCAGGGAATAAACTTATAATAGATGGATTAGACAGAAGCACAGAAGCAGCAAGTAGGACAAATGCTTTGATTTATGGAGTGATGGATACTACTTCTGCAAATCAGATATTAAGTTTAGGCGGTGGCGGTAAGGTAGGGATAGGAACGACAACACCAGTACAAACATTAGAAACACTTGGTACTATTTCAGCAGTAACAGCAGCTGGTTATGGAAATTCTAATTATAGTTTTAGTTCATATTGGGGAAATTCAGCAGCTATAACAGGTGGATTAGTAATGCGTAATGGAGGTGCTAATAATGGGGCTGGAATTAAATTAACTCAAACAGTTAGTTCTGATTTTAAAAATAGTATTGTTTCTATTATAAACTCCACATTAAATGCAGCAGATTTATATTTTACAACAACAACAATAGCTGGTTCTGAAACTGAAAAGATGAGAATTACAAGTGAAGGTAATGTCGGTATATCAACGATAGCACCAACAGCAAGACTTCATCTACCCGCAGGAACAGCCACAGCTAATACTGCACCATTGAAATTTACAGCAGGAACTTCTATGACTACAGCAGAAGCAGGAGCAATGGAATATGATGGAACTTCATTTTATGTTACACGTACAGGAACACAAAGAGAAACCATAGGAACGGTTGTAACAAAGACAACAACTGGAGATGGAACAGGAGCAGAAGGATTATTTCAAATCAATACTTTTGATAATACTTTTAAAGTATATGCTGAAGGAGTTTGGCGTTTATTATCTTCATGGTAAAATAAAATAATTAATAATAATTAAAATTAAAATAAAATGGTACTATTAAAGAAACATGGGGAAAAAGAAGATGCTTTTCAATTAGTATTAAACCCAAGTCAATTATGGAAAGTAATAACTATAATTATTGGTTTTATTGGTTTTATTATTCAGATGGAGTATGTAATTATAACTTATTCTATACGAATAGATAATAATGAGAAAGAGATTAAAGAAGAAAAGTTAAATAATGCTGCAGACCATAATTGTTTTAAAAATGCTTTAATTTCTCATGGAATAAATCCTTATAATTATCAAATGGGGAAAAGAAATCAATAAATATAAAAACTATGATAAATACACATTTACATTCATTTAAGATAGAAGATGTTCCAAATAATATATTTGGATTTATGACTAAAGTTTTAAAGACGAAAGTAGGATATTTTCTTTTTTCAAGGTTATTATCTGAATTAAATCCTTTCTCTACAAAAGATAAATTTGATAGATTGGTTAAAGTTATTAAAATATCAAAGTTAGGTTCTCAAAAAAGTATCATAGAAGAAAATTCTAAATGGTATCCTGATAATACAAATTTTGTTATTTTATCAATGGATATGGCTTTTATGGGAGCAGGAAAAGTAGAACGCGAATATTATTATCAGTTAAATGAATTGTATGAATTAACAATATCTAACAAAAAGATAATACCTTTTATTCATATTGATCCTAGAAGAAATGAATATAATGAATTGTTTAAATTATTTATTATTTCTAAAGGGTTTAAAGGAGTAAAACTATATCCTCCATTAGGAATATATCCTTTTGATGAGAGATTAGATACTATATATCAATATTGTCAATCAGGCAATTTACCTATTATAACACATGGTAGTCCGTTAAATCCTGTACATTTTAAAGGTTCTCATAAAGAACTTGTAGAATTATTAAAAGGAGGTATTCTTCCTATTGATTGGACAAAAAAAGATTCTGAATTATGTGCATATTTTACCCATCCTTTAAATTATAAAAAGATTTTAGAAAAATACCCAACATTAAGAATATGTATAGCACATTATGGTTCCATGGGAGAATGGGAAAGAGATTTGAATAATCCCGGAGATAAAAATAACTGGAAGAATATAATTACTAAAATGCTTATAGAATATCCTAACTTCTATACTGATATATCTTATACAATGTCAAATAAAGAACTATGGCCAGCGTTTAAATTACTTATGATAACTTATCCTCAAATAAGAAATAAGGTACTTTTTGGAGATGATTATTATATGAGTGAAGCAGAATGTAATACCAAACAATGGTCAATGGAATTTAGAGTATATTTAGGAGAAGAACTATGGGATTATCTTACGAATAAAAATCCAAATTCATTTTTAAGAAATAAATAATATGGCAACAAAACCTGTTAAAAATAGTAAAACTGTAATAACAAGTGGTTATGGACAAAGACAAAATCCATTCACAAGACAGTTAGAATTTCATCCTGGTATAGATATAGCAGTTATTGGGAATCCTAATTGTATTCCTATTTACTGTACTAAGAAAGGTAAAATAGCACATATTAATTATAATCCTTTAACCGGTGGAGGTTTTGGAAAAGTTGTTTATGTTAAGATGGAAGATAATTGGTATGCAATATATCCACATCTTGCTTTTGTTTGTGATGATTTTAAATTAGGTGATTTAATAGATGAAGGATAGTTTATAGGTATTATGAGAAGTACAGGTAAAAGTACAGGACAACATTTGCATTATGAAGAAAGAAAAGGATTAACAGCCGGTAATTCAAGAATACCACAAGATATTATTGATTTGTATAAATGAAAAAACCATATTTAGTATCAATAATATTGGTTTGTATAATTATAATATTAATATATTTAGTAATAAAAAGTTTATAATATGTTTTTATATATAGATAAAGATTCAGAAGAAGTAAAAATAAGACCAGAGGCAATGGCACTTTTATCAGTAAAAGAACTTTATGCTTCAGATAAAAGACCAGGAGAAATAGAAAAACCATTCTTTAAAAGATGTCTTAAATATATTTATCATACTTATTATAATGAACATCCTGTATTAAAGAATACATTACCGAATGAAAGAAAAACAAGAGTAGCAGAAATGTATTTTAGTGATGATGCAAGAATTGATATAAATGGATTTGAAAAGAATAAAAAAGTATTAGCGGTTATCAATGATTATTTAATTTCACAAGATACAGTATCATCTAAATCATATCGAACAATATTAAAAAAAATAGAAGAAGTCATAGAACATATAGGGACTATACCTTTGAAGAAATATCAACAAATAAAAGATCAAAGAGTAACTTGCATGGTGGCAGCAGGAGAAAATGATACTTTGATAGAAAAAGAATTTTTTATTACTACTGAAATAGAAATAGATAATATTAAAGAATACACAGAATCATTAAAGACGTGGGATCAGTTACTTGATTTTGAAGAAAAAATTAAAATTAAACTTCAACATGAAAAACAAGATATTGAAATATCAAATAAGACCATGTTAGAATTAGATTCATTTAATACGACAATTATATAATGATATTTAAAGATACTCATAGATTTAGTCTAGTAGCATTAGGTAAGGATTTACCATGGAAATATGATCTATTTCATATTAATCCTACTATGATACCTAAAAATAAAGATTTAAGAAAAGAATTTATAAAAAAAAATAATATAAAGATTGATAGAGATTGGTGGAGAAAACAATATGATAGATGTATTAATGGATATACAGTTGAAAATGCTATAGATAAAGGTGGTAGTTCATATGTAGATGGAGAAGATTGTTTTTGGTATGAAGATAATTGTAGTGTTCCAATATATGATACTATATTTAAGAATCGCGCAGTACATATTTCAGGTAGAATGTATTTCTATCTTAACTTCTGGCCTATATATGGTTTATTACCAGGACAAGAAATAAAAGGATTAATGAAACCCAAGTTTCTTGATATGGATTATTTCTTTTTTCAAAGAATAGAAATGATGTTTAAACAAAAGAAAGATGGACAGGATTTAAAAGCAAGACAACAAGGATATTCAGAAAAGGTAGCAGGTGGGCAATTAGCATGGAATTATACATTTATTCCTAATAGTGTAAATATAGTAGTAGGAGGAGAACAATCTGATGCTGATCATACTATGGAAAATTGTGAGAGAGGATTAGATTATCTTATAAATACTCAATTCTATCTTCATAGACCTCCTGGTGGAAATAGTAGTTCATATCTTCAATCTGAAAATACATTATCAGAAATTAGATCTATGACTGCAAAAGATAAACCTCAATCAGTAAGTAGATATTCACCATTTTGGGTAGTACATGAAGAAGTAGGAAAAGGAAAGGCTGGTTGGTCATTAGCAGTATCAGATTTTATTAAACCATCTCAATCAGCAGAAGGTATAAAAACAGGTTATCAATTCTATTTAGGAACTGGTGGTGACATGTTAGCAGGAGCACTTGATTTAGAAGAAAGACATTATAATCCTGATAAACATAATATTCTATCATTTCCGGAAATATTTTCAGAAATTAAACAGTCTGAATTAAGAGTAGGACATTTTACTCCCAAATGGTTATTTGTTAAAATTGATAAAGATGGTAATTCATTAAAACAAGAATCTATTGAATGGATTAATAAAGAAATTGAAGCACAGAATGATGCAAAAAAGAGATATAGATTAATAACACAATATGCAATATTTGATCATAATGTATTTATGATTGAAACAGGAGGTTATTTTGGAAAAGAAGCAGCACTTCTACTTAATGCACGTAAAAATTATATGCGTTCACATCCACATGAAAATATTATTCAGATTGGTAGATTGGAATGGAAAGATAAAAATAATAAATCTAAAGGAGTAAAATGGGTTCCTGATCAGTATGGATGGTTAAAGATTATAGAACATCCATGCATGAATACAGAAAAAGGAGAACAAGGCATTCAAGAATTATTATATGCTAATTTATATGAAGGAGCTTGTGATTCATATGATCAAGATGAAGCTCATACATCAGATTCAAAAGGTTGTCAGGCAATACGTAAAGGATTTGTTCCACATCATGCAATTTATAATACATTCGTAGCATTAATACTTGAGAGACCAACTGTAGCAGAAGGAGGTGCTGAATTATTTTATGAACATACAGCTATGACATGTATATATTATGGTTGTCAAAATAATATTGAGTATTCAAATTTACGTATTTTTGATTGGTATAAAAATAATGGTTTAACACATTTATTAAAACAAAGACCAAAATTAGCATTTGCAGGTAAGATAAAAGAAAGCAATGTATCTAATCCTTATGGTACAGATAAAAGTTTAAAACCTCATATTTTAGCGATACAACGAGATAGGATGACAGAGGATTATATTAATCGACAATATTTTCCTGAAATTATTGATGCATGGATAAAGTATAAATATGATCCTTCCGGAAAGAAATATAATTGTGATATAACTATTGCAACATCACTATGTGAAGTATCGGCAAAGGAAGGAGAACATTATATAGTAATAAAGAAAGACGAAATAAATAGTAAAAGACAAAAGAGTTTGGTATATGTAAAAGGACTAAATGGTCATATGATACCTCAATTTATATAAATTTAATAAATGATATCCAATGGAAAACATCATTCAAGAACCTGAATTATTAGTAGAAGAATTTAAAAAAACAAATAAATGGAAAGAGGATCATTTAAAATATTATGGTCAAATTACTGACAATAGTAATAATAAAACACAGGATACTATATGTTGGCAGTATTATAATAATAAAACATCAGTAGCAAAATTTGAATATTTAACTACAATGGGTAATTTCCATTTACCATCAGAAATAAGACATATACCATTACAGAGGACTAATTGTGATATATTAACATCACAAAAATTATATAGACCATTTGTATATGATTGTATAGTAGCAGATAGAGCTTCAATGGAAGAGAAATATCAATTCAAGATACAGGAAATGTCTAATATTATTATGCAAGCTACTATGCGAAAACATAATATTGAACTTGCAAATATAGAACAAATAGATATGCAATTTGGAAAACTTACTGAAGTACTTCAACAACAACCTCAACAAGTACAACAAGGAATGTCTCCGGAACAACAACAACAAGTACAAATTTTAAATAAACAATTAGTACAACAACAAGAATCTTTAAGAAATGCTTTACCTCAATTAAAATCTCAATTTGATTCAATGAAAGATATTCTTAATGAACAGATTGGATTTACAGAAAGAGAATTGAATCAATTAAAAGAATTTAATCAAAATACTAAAAAAGATATAAAAGAAGATATTGCAATGCATATTGCTAAGGATTTACGTAAAAGTTTAAAAATACAAATAGAATCTAATAAATCATTTTTATCAGAAGTTGTAGTAGGAAGAACAGCATTTTATGTAAATCTTGAAGAAGGAGCAAAGAAACCTATATTTAAAGCATTAAATGTAATGAAAGTAACATATCCTTCTATTGATGGAATAGAATGGATACAGGATGGTCCATGGGTAGGAATAGAAGATGGATTGTCATATCAACAGATAGTAACATATTATGGAGAAGAATTTATTAAAAAATATGGGACAAGTGAATTACAAAAATTAGCAGAATCTGGAAATATAAATTCTAAAAATGAAATGTATGCTGTAAGTGGAGGAGGAGCTATATTTGTTGATGAATTATATTCAGGTTCAAGTATGAAGAATAGTGCTATTCCAAGACAGAGAATATGGTTTAAGGTACCAAGAAAGATATATGTAAAATACTCTCCTAATCCTTATGTACAAGGAGAATATTTTAGAAAGTTCTTAGATGGTAATAAGATGGTTATTAATGAAGATGATTATACTTATACCAATAAAGATGGAGGATATTATATAAATAAAAAAAACAACTCAGAAGTATTACCAAAAGAATCAGTAGATACTTATAAAAAGACAAAAGGAGAACAAATGCGTATTTATTATACCAATGATATTTATCAAGGTGTAATAATTAATAGAGAATATGTTGTAGGAATACAAAAGAAATATTATATTTTAAGAAATCCTGATAGACATTCAGATATACAATTACCGGTTTATGGAAGAACTCATGCAGCAATAAATGATCAACCATATTCTATTATTAAAGATACTATTAATCTTCAGGATATGTATGATCTCATAAATTATTATAGAGATCTTATGTTAGCTTTATCTGGTCCTAAAACTATACTTTATGATAAAGCATTTAAACCAACAACAATGACAGATCCCGAATGGGAATATCAAAGGAAAATAGGTATGTTACATATTCAAACAACTGATAATCTTGGTAATCCCATTAGAAGTGCATTTAATCAATGGAATGCATTTGATTTAACAGTTTCTAGTTCTATACAATATTTTGATCAAATACTTAAAAGTACAGAAGAAACCATGGGTAATGTTATAGGAGTTCCATATACACGAAAAGGACAAGTAGTACAATCTGATCAAGTAGGTACTTATGAGATGAGTTTAAAGCAAGCTGCTTTAATTACGGAACTACGTTTTTTTAAACATGATGAAATAGAATCAAAAGCTTTTGAAGCATGTATAAATTATGCATTAAAATATACTATTAAAGAGGGAGATTTTATAAATACTATAGGAAAAGAATTATCTTCTAATATTTATAAAATACCTAAAGGAACATTTGATGATGTACGGATAGAAGTTATTATTGCAAATAATGGAGAACAACAATCTTTAATGGATGAATTGAAACAACTTGCAATGATAGGTTTAAAGTCAGGGACAATATCTTATGATGGTATAGTACATACAATAGTAAATTCTGATAATCTTATAGAATTTAAAAAGAATGTTGAATATTATACAGATGAAACAAAGAAATTACAACAACAAATGGCAGGTGCAGGAGAACAACAAAAAGCACAATTAATTGAAAAAGCTGAAAAGATGCGTCAAGAATATGAAAGTTTTTGGAAACAAAAAGAATACGAAAGTAAACAACTAGCACAACAGATAGAATCCGAGAATAATAAAGTTAATCAACAGATTATGATTGAACGTAATGCTATAGAAAGAGATAAATTAGAAAAAGAAAGTGCATTAAAAATGTTTGAACTTACATCAAGAGATACTTCTGAAAAAGGATTATTGGATGAAAATATAGAAGCAAGAAAAGTTCAGAATGAGTTTGAAGCAATAAAATTAAAATTAGAAACATTAATTAATACTATGGGATTAAAAAATGAAGAAACTCAAATGCAGTTAAATCATATTCATAATATGAAAAAAGTAGATGTAGACATTAAAAAAGAAAAAAAACGAACAATGGAACAAATAGGACGATAAAAAAAATGAAAATAAATCAATGAATTTTAAAAATAACTATTATATTTGTAAATTAAAAATTAGAAAACATGCCAGAAGAACTAGAAAAGAACTTAGAAAAACCTTTTGATTCACAAGCTTTTATCAAAGGCGAACCAGCAGGTATAGTATCTGCAGAACCTACTAACGAAGAAACACCACCTCCTCCAGAGAATGATCCATCTCCTCAAAACGAGATAGATGAATATTGGCAAGAACATATAGAACGTATGGGAGATGATTATGAAGTACCTAGTATTATTAAAACAGGAAAGAATGATAAAGGAGAAAAACTTACCCGTAAGGAAAAGTTTGATTTAATAAGAGAAGAAATTTATAAAAATACTGATATAGGAGATGATGATTTTATTATTGATTATAAAAAGAAGAAAACAGAACAAGGAGATAAATTTTCTCAAGAAGAATACTTAAAAAGTAAAATTATACAACAAGATATATCTAAAATGTCGGATGAAGATTTTCTTTTTGCGATTAACAAACAAAAATATGGGAAAACAGATAATAATCCAGAAGGATTTGATGATGATGAAATAAGAGAAGATATACAGAAGATGTCTAAATTTCAAATGCGTGAACTAAGACAAAATATAGTAAAAACATATAATGATTTACAGGAAGAACAAAAATCTAAAAATAAAGCAAAGCTTGATGAAGATTTTGAAAAGAATGTAAAGATTGTAGATAATAATAATTCGAAATTAATTACAAATTATTTAAAGAATATTGAAGGAAAATCAAATATTGATGGGATAGAATTCAGCGAAGCTGATCTTGCACAATATAAAAAAGATATTCCTAATATGTTTAAAGTAAATGTAATTAAAGAAAATGATGGAAAAAAGGTAGCTAAAATTGAAGCACAAGAGTTATTAAATGATATTTTTTCAGATGAGGATAAGTCAATGACATTCCTTCCTCTTTTGTGGATGATCAAAAATAACAAATTGCGAGGTTATACTTCTTCTATTAAAGAAAAGACAAAGAAACAGATTATAGATAAATTGGACCCCAATCTTGGAGAACCTTCAGGAGGTAATGTAGGTGGTTCATCTGAATTTAATCCTAAACAATTTATTCAGAGTACTTAATATTAAACTATAAAAAATTATAAAAATGAGAATGACTTTAGGTCCAAGAGAGACCATTGCACAAGAATCAATTACAGGACGATTACTTATTGATTTAGGTATTAATGATCCTGATTATTTACCAACCATTATGGGAGAAGTAGCTACACAAGAAGCACCGGTATTATCATTATTGGATATGAAAGGACTTAAAACAAAAGGACTTAATTATACAACAAATGCTAATTTTGATAATGGTAGATTTACTACAGTTTCAAGTTCGCATGTTCAATATCGTATTGCACAAAATGATTATCGAAAAGAACATTTTCGCGCGAATGTAAATGGATTAACATTTATATCTGATGCTAATCCTACAAAACCTGGTTTACAGGGACAACCATTTTATATTTTCTTAGATTCGAATGTCATTGGTGGTAAGGATATTATTCTTTTAGCTGATGGAAAAACTCAATTATGGGTTGATAACGAAAGAGGTGGAGAAGAAAAAGCAGGTGGTGTATTTATGTTCAAAGTAAAGATTATAGGTGCAGAAGATGATATATATGTTGATCCTAATATTATGCAGGATGGTTTTGAATGTCAACTTGTAGGAGCATTACATGAACAAGATTTCTCAGAATTTGGAAATGAAAGATATTCAATGGGAACATTTGGTGATGCTTATTTATCATTATTCCGTTTAAAATATTCATGGTCTGGTACAGCAGCAGCTATGGACAAAAATCGTAAGATTGATGGTCGTAAAGTAGTAGTAGGAAATGACAAAAATAACTGGTCATTTTTACGTTATGCTGACGAAGAAATGTTAAAATGGGCAGCAAGATTTTCAAATTGGCAATTACTTGAAGGTAAATCTACTGTTAATCGCGATACTAAAAAAATCAAATTAACTGATGAAAGAAATAAAGAAATTCTTGCCGGAGATGGTATTATGAATTGTGGAGATGGACCTATTGAATATCCACAAGGTTCCGGTTGGACTAAAAAATGGTTAGAAACCTTTATGACTGATATTAACTCATATGTTAATTATGATGAAACAGGAGAAAAATCAGTAGCTGTTCTTTTACCTTCAAGATCTTATGTAGAATTTAATATCCTTATGGGTTCATTAGGTGTAACAAAAGATGTAAATATTGTAGGAGAAGGTGGACAGAAGATTCAAAATAATACCTATTTGGGATATAATCTTGCAGGTGTTACCTTATATGTACACGAATATAAATCATTAACAGCAAGACCCGGATTACCATTAAATGATGGTACAAAGTCTAATGATTATGATGGACTTGTTATACCAATGGGAAAAACAGCATCTGGAGATCCAGGTATTCAACTTATTCAATTAAGACCAATGGTACGTGGTAAACTTGCAGGACTTGATCAGGGTGGTAATATCTGTAGTTCAGTTGATGGTTCATCAGAACATTTACTTGTTCAAAATGGTGTAGTATCACAGAAC